ACAGGAGGGGGAGCCATCAGGCGAATTTATTATCTCCTGGGACATCGAATCAGGGACGGGGCACTTGGTGGCGCTCTTCCCCCACATTGCCTACAGGTATCACGTTGAGACAATTAGGAAGCACGAGGACTGCGAACTCCCGCAAGAGGAGGAGCATATAAAATGGACGGTAGGCCACGGCACAGAGGTGGTCTGCTACTTTACTATGAAGGAGCCGGGTTGGGTCATGTGGGAAAAGAGCGGCAAGTGGCTCTGGATCGGCTCAAGAACGAAAGGAAGTTTATGATACACCAGATCAAGATTGATGAGGAGCATTTGGATGCGGCGATTGCCGAGGTTAAATATTATGAGCTACGCAAGGATGACCGTGGTTATCAGCAGGGAGACATCTTGTTTTTGTCGGAGTGGGACGGTAGCGCCTACACCGGGAGACAGCAACAGGTCAAGGTCACCAATGTACTGAAAGAGCATAAGGGCCTGTATAAGGGGTATGTGATCCTCTCAATCGAGGTGCTGGAATGAGCCACGAAGGGAACGATAAAATCATAGACAACAAGAGGGATAATGGGAAGGTGGGCAAGGCGAATATAATAGGGCTGGATCACGGGGGGCTTATTGATCTGGACCAAAAACCAGAGCCACTCACCCTGACTCTGGAACAGATGTTACTCAAACGGGTCCAGAAGGTTGAGGAGGATGCGGCAAGGATGATGAAGACGTTTGCGGATCTGGTCCCGGTGCTGGATGCGATCATTGAGGCGCAGAAGATTGTCGAGGGCCAGCTTAAGCCACTGTTAAAGAATGACGGCCCGAGGAAAATTCAGTGAATGTCGCAGAGCGTAACGAGGTAAAGAAGATAAAGATCAACTACCCGATGTCCTCGGTGGCTGGCACCGTGAAGCAGATGAAGAATGAGTGGGAGTCGAGGTCGAGCCAGTTCCCATTTTTCACCATAGGCAAGAACAGCTACCAGGACAGCATCGAAGATTATTTTAATGGCCTGGACCACCCAAACAAAAGACTACTGGAAGAGTTTGAGGGTTTTTACAGCGTACTCATCCAAGCACTATCAGAGAGCGAAGGCGAACCCGTTTACCTTGACCATTCCCTGTCCATTCCCGGATTCCACATATTCCCCAGCGATCCAATATTAAAAAAAGTTAAAGGACCGTGGCACGTTGACATACCACACGAGAAGCTCGGACTCAGCAGTGACCATGCAAGGGGATACACCTTAGCGATAGAGTTGCCAACCGGGGGCGGGGGCATGGAGTTCTACCAGGAGGATGGTGACCACGACTACATCCGGTACAAGGCAGGCAGGCTTTATATCCATGATGGACAATCACCGCACCGCATTGCATCTCTGAAAGAATACAGGGCGGGAGATTTCAGGATAACATTGCAGGGGCATATCATACGGCGGAAAGGGAAACTGGTGACATTTTGGTGAGCGACCCGTACAATGGCGGGGGGCCGTTACTGGCCCCGTTCTTTGTTTCCCATATTAGGTCACTGAAGAGAAAATTTCGTACCTGCTTTGAGTGGTGTGCTGGTCCTGGATACATTGGGAGGGCGTTATTAAACGAGGGGCTATGCGATAGCCTAGTTCTTGCCGATATTAACGAGAAGAGCCTGCGCTACGGCGCTGAAAACTTTCCCTCCTCAAAAGCCATATCATATCATGTGTCCGACAACTTAAAGAGCATACCGCCGGCACTGCGCGGGGGTTTTGACCTTGTGGTAGGCAACCCCCCAAACTACTATAATATTTCATCTAAGCATCATGTTGGCAGGCATTTGCAAGATGATCTTAGGCCCAACGACAGGAGTTGGAAAATACATAAGGACTTCTACCGCAATATCAAAATATTCTTATCAAGCAAGGCGGTCATGGTGATCCACGAGATCCGCCCTTTTGACAGGTTCGTGTTTATTGATTCGGTGATCCCCTACGACACTCGGCCCGAGAAGCCAATATCCGCATTTTATGATATGCTTGATCTTAGTGGCCTAGATTTGGTGTCTGTTACGAGATCGGATAAGTCCATAGGGGGATATTTTTTAACAATTTCGGGATCACACGCATGAATGACCTGACAGCAAAACAGCAGATATTCTGTGATGAGTATATACTCTGTCACAATGCTAAACAGGCGGCTATCAAGGCAGGGTACAGTCCGAAGACGGCTAAGGTCATTGGAGCGCAGAACTTATCCAAACTTAACCTAAAGGCTTATATTCAGGCAAGCAGGGACAGGGCACAGCAACGTACTGAAATTACAATGGATGCGGTCCTCCAACTGTGGCATGACATGGCCTTCACTCCCATGGAGGAGATGTTTGACAGCGGCCCCGATGGCACCCTGGTGCCTAAGACGTTTGATGAGATGACGGACAGGGCGAAGCGGTGCATCTCCGAGATGAAGGCACACTTCGACAAGGACGGAAACGGATGGCAAACAATTAAACGGCTCGACCAACTCAAGGCCAGCGAGATGATCGCCAAGCACCTGGGTGGATTCATTGAGCGCAAGGAAGTGGGAGCGCCTGGAGCATTTGACAAGCTGGAGGATGATGAACTCGACAAGCGTATTGCAAAGGAAACGGGATTTTTTGAGTCTGTTGCGGGAAAGAAAACGAAGGCAGGCAAGCCGCTCCCTGATAGACTTCACTGAGTACACCCTGCCGATCTACACAACGGCAAGGCACCACAGGCTGATCGCAGATGCACTGGAGCAGGTTGAGCGGGGTGAAATAGACCGTCTTATGATTGCCATGCCACCAAGGCACGGGAAGTCAGAACTGGCCTCAAAACGGTTCGTGGCGTGGTATCTGGGCAAGAACCCAGGCAAGCAGATAATAGCCACCTCGCACAGTACGGAGTTGGCGGATGAGTTCGGGAGGGCAGTGAGGGACATCGTAGCCGATCCGGTCTACCAGGAGGTCTTCCACGATGTTTATTTGCGACCTGATGCAAAGGCAATAGGACGATGGAACACTACCACTGGGTCAATCTACAAGGCGGCTGGGGTGGGGAAGGGGATAACCGGCTTCGGCTGTGATGTTTTATTGATCGATGATCCCGTGAAGGATCACGAGAAGGCGGACTCGGACTTGGACCGGGAGAAGGTGTGGAACTGGTACACCAGCACAGCCTATACGAGGCTGATGCCAGGGGCGGCGATTATTTTGATAATGACAAGGTGGCATGATGACGATCTTGCTGGTAGACTGTTGGAAGAGGAAAAGAAAGGAGGAGACAAGTGGGAGCGACTGACACTCCCTGCGCTCGATGATAAAGGGAAAGCACTATGGCCCGAATGGTTCGATGAAGAAAAACTTGAGCAGACGAGGAAAGTGGTCGGGCAGAGAGACTGGTCAGCTTTGTACCAGCAGGAACCCGTTCCAGAAGGAGGGTCCTTCTTTCAGAAGTCCTGGATTCAGTGGTACGACATCCAGCCGAAGAACCTCCGGTTTTACGGTGCCTCCGATTATGCAGTCACCGAAGGCGGGGGTGACTACACGGTCCATGGGGTTGCTGGCGTGGACCCGAACGATGACATATACGTTGTGGACTGGTATCGTGAACAGGCTGACCCAGAAGAATGGATTGACGAGCTTCTAGATTTGATGAGACAATGGAAACCAGTGGAGTGGGGAGAGGAAGCAGGCCAGATTCAAAAGAGCCTAAACTCCCTGATTCGCAAAAGACAGCAAGAAGAAAAAACTTATTGTCACCGGGTTCAATATCCATCCGTAAAGGACAAGGCCACAAGGGCGCAGGCTATTCGTGGACGGTGGGCGCAGGGAAAAGTGTTCCTACCCCGTACCGAATGGGCGAGGAAGTTAGTGGCGGAAGCATTGAGGTTCCCAGCGGCGAAGTGGGACGATCAAGTGGATGTGATGGCACTCTTCGGGAGGATGCTGGATACGATGCTGGGAGGGACCAAGGACAAGGTTCTGGAAGAGCCTAGGTTTGGTTTAGATAGGACCTTTGACGAAGTGAGAAAAGCGGTTACTAAACGGCGAGTAGAACAGGAGAACTGGTAGCATGACGGACATAAACTTATTCAGCCCACTGCCGTTGAAGGCATCCCAGGTGATGGCGGTGACAGCAACCACCAGCGTGATTGCGTTGACATCGGTGGGTGCGAATTATCAAGCAAACCTTGATGTTTACAACCAAGGCGGTGACCTTGTGTTCATCAACATGGGCGCAAGCGCAACCACATCCGCCTCAGTCACTGGTGGTATGGTTATAGGCGCAGGTCAGCACACACTATTGGTACGTCCTCCGGGACCAACGTGGATCAGCGCGATCTGTTCCGGTGGCCTCACTTCGGAGTTGTATGTCTCCACAGGATTTGGTACACCATTTTCAGGTTAAGGAGATCACCAACCCGATTAGTAAAGCAACAAGCGAGAGTCGGTAGCATGAATTGGAATTTAACGAATCGCAGGCTGATGTTCCCTTAGACGGGACCATCGAAACTTTAGATGACTTGCCGGGTGAGGGTGATGAGAAGATAGTCACCTTCTGGGTCGATAACCTGGAACTGGCACGCAAGGTCAACGAGGACTGGCAGAAGTCTGCCGGCAATACCGTAGAGAAATACAGTGGCACCGGCGCAGAACGCAGAGCCAACCAGCATAACATCCTATGGTCGAACACGGAGACGTTGCGCCCTGCGCTGTACAATTCGACACCGAAGCCTGATGTCCGTAGGCGGTTCCGTGATGAGGACCCTGTCGGCAAGCAGGTAGCCGAGGCCCTGGAGCGTGCGCTTTCCTATGCCCTGGATGCTTACGACTTCGACACCATTGTTGAGATGGCGGTCTTGGACTACGCCCTAGTAGGCCGGCCCCTGATCCGTGTAAGATACAAACCCCAATACCAAGACATCCCTAAAAAGAAAAGATACCTGAACCCACAGGACCATGTGTCAGGCGTAATGGACGATGGGATAGGTGAGGAAACTGCATACGAGTATCCAGAAGGGTCGCAACTTGACGAGGAGCGTAACCTCGCCTACATGATGGACCCTGCCACCAAGAAGCTCACCTACGAAGAGGTGACTTGTGAGAACGTGGAGTGGGACCGTTTCCTACATGACCCGGCGAGAGTCTGGGCCGATGTGGAGTGGATTGCCTTCGAGCATCATCTGACCAGGGACGAACTGGTAAAGAATTTTAAAGACGGGCCTGCCGGCGAAGAAGTAGAGACAATGCAGTTGAACGTAGAGATGTCTGACAAGCTGACCGAGAAGCAACGGGAGACTGACATCTTCAAGAAAATATCAGTATGGGAAATCTGGTCCAAGCTCGACAAGAAAATCTACTTTATAGCAGAGTCACACAAGGAATCCCCGCTCAAGGTTGAGGACGATAATCTCAGCCTAAAAGACTTCTTCCCGATGCCTGCCCCAATCTACGCTGTAGAATCCACGACCAGTCTTGTTCCTACCTGTGAATATACCTTGTACAAGGACCAAGCGGATGAACTTGATCGAGTGACGGCCCGAATTAATAAGCTGATCCAGGGCCTACGTCTGATCGGTGTCTACGATGGCACCATCCCTGAGATTGACAAGTTGAAGAACAGTGCCGAGAACGAACTGATCGCCGCAGAGAATGTGAACCGGATAGGGGACATTGGTGGCCTGAAAAACGCAGTCTTCTTTTGGCCCATTGAGGAGGCATCAAA